GCAATGCATCAATTTCCGCTTTAGTGTAGAACCCACTCACATCAACCATACCTGCGATCTCTGCCTTATCTGCTTCAGTCAGAACATAATCAGAACCGTCCTTACCAGGCTGGCCATCTGCGCCAGGCTCACCTTGAGGGCCCTGCTCACCAGGATCTCCTTTGTCACCTTTTGGGCCAGGAGTCAGTTCAATCTGCTCAATAGCTTCATCAACCTGGGCCTTAGTGTAGTAGTTAGAAAGATTAACCTCTCCACCAGATCCACCGCCACCAAGCTGCGCTGCCGCAATAGCCTCATCAACGTAAGCCTCAGTAGCGAACTCAGTAGAAGCCTCTCCTTCTGGATTAATCCAGATTAATTCCTCTCCTGTAGGCTCCTCAGTACCAACATGGATGTCATCCACTCTATCCAGACTGCCGCTTGCTTCACCGTCTGGGTTGATCCAGATCAGCTCGTCACCAGTAGGCTCAGATGATCCAACATGGATCGCGTCTACACCATCTGCGCCATCCTTACCATCTTTACCGTCTCTGCCTGGCGCACCTGCAGGGCCTTTAATATTTGTTGCGTCTGGAGTCTCCATCCCACTCTTAGTAGGTTCCCATGTTAAATTACCAGCAGCATCAACAGAAGGAATGTAATAACCACCGTCTGCGCCTTGCACAACAGTGATTGCGCCACCCTTATGAGTGAAGTTAATTGAATCGCTGCCAGTCTTTAATTTAATTCCCATCTTGCTCAGCCTCCTTAAATCAAATACATTGGCTGCTTAAAGCAGATGTTCAATCCATTGTGGCGAACACAATACTGGAAACGTCCCTTTAATCCCTCAGTCACTGCAGCTGGGATGTAAAAGGCCCAGGTAGCTTCTTCTGGAATGTAAGTACCTGCGGCAGTATAGATCTCGCCATCTTTGCCATGTAGCGTAAATTCGCAATCCTCAGTGATGTAGTAGCCATCGTCATCTGTGATAGTCGCAGAGACTGTGATGTCCTGGCCTGCTACTGCTCGGATCGCATCGTATAAATACTCAATCATTTGTTAACCTCCTTATAATCCAAGAACACTCTTATGCAGCGTTCTCATTTTAGTATTCGTGTAAATATCTGAGTAACCATATCTACACGCGTCAATTGCATGAGAGAACTCATGCGTGGTGCTGTCCGTCCATTCTCCAGTTTGTTTCGATTTTATATAGCTGAAGTTGCTCAGCTCCATAATAAAGTTCTTGCATCTCGGATGGACAACTATCAAATTATCCTGGAGGAACATGAGCCCCGCCTTAACGCTGTCCTTTCCTTTCGCGCATGGAACAGCGTTAATCCCTTTTTGTTTAAAATACTGAATGCTACGAGGCTCAGCAGCATCCACAAAAATCTTGCTCTTGTGTAAGTTCATATCCTTTACTGCAGTAACCAGCTCACTCAATTGGCAGCCGCTTCTGTAGAACTCATTGAACACATAAATAATGTGATTCTCTTTGTCATATAGGCTGTCAATGATTGCGCTCTTATCTATCCAACCCAAGTCCATTCCGACTCTATGCTCCAGTCCAGAAGCAGCCAAAGCCATAGGATCAAACTCTTCCTGCTTCCAATTCGTTAATACCAAGCCAGCAGTATCTACACCCCACTCGCCATCACAGAAGATGCGCGCCTTAGCAGGATTACGAATATAAAGCTCCTCAAGCTCTGCAATGTAATCAGCGCCCAGGAATGGATTGTCTTTATAAGTAGAGTGAATAAATACGAAAGAAGTCGGAGGATTAAGCTCACAGAAGTTATACAACCAGTGATTACGAGAGATCGGATTGAACGCCATAATGATCTGCTGGTTCTGTGTGCTACCTCTTAAACGTAAGTTGAGCTGCTCTACAATGTTCTGAGGAACTTCAAAACATTCCTCGATAAAAATTACACCGATGTTATTAAGAGACAAGAGCTTAGTCTCTTCATCTACCCCAATAAAAATTATCTCGCTACCATTTGGGAAGCGAATATTAAAATCAGTTTCTCTGATCCTTACATAGCCAGTGAGCTTCCACTTGGCCAGGATCTCCTTAAACAAGGAGAAACAAGTATTACGGATCGTTGTGCCTGTGCGTCTACAAACAAGAATTCTAATTTTCTCGCGACATGCTCGGATAATCAATTTCTGTGTAATGAAATATGACTTAGCCGATCCTGCCGATCCCATATATACTTCCCAACGATGAGAGTAATCGAATAAATAGGGATAGAACTTAGGAACAAATAATTCCTTTTTTAAATTCAAGTTTATCTGCGCCATTACACTCTCCCCGCTTATTCGTCATCCTCATCAATACTAATGTTAATACTGATCTCTCCATTTACGTTCGCATCTACCTTAGTAGTAGGAGCGTAACCAAGAGAATCAAGAATATATTTAGCAGCTTTATAGTCGCCTTCACCGCACAAGTTAATCATTGTGTTAACTGCCAGAGCTTCTGCGGCCTTCCATGTTTCTTCAAGTTTGGCCTGTAGAGCTGCTTGGAATTCTTCATTGGCTCTCCATCTGCGGAGAGTCTCTCTATTGATCCCCAGCTCCTGGCTGATCATACAATATGACTTGTGAGGTTGAGTGACTAAAATCTCGATTGCTTCAAGCTGCTTTCGCTTTAATGCCATCTCAATACCTCCTCAAACTGCCACATTATGCGACATCTATTAATCTCTCTATGTGAATATAAAAATTATTTGTGATTAGTTGAACATAACCGTCCAAAAAAAATTAGTGCTTTCTACCTATATTTTACCAAAAAAATATTAATTTCTCAACGCGTAGAGTCTGTAGAGGCGCCTCAGACGAATCGAATAGCAGTTTAGTAAGAGAGTGATTCAATGAGTGCGCCTCTCGCGATAGCATCACCAAGAGGATAGAGATAGCAATAGTTAGTTTGGGAGGCATGATCCATCACTTTAAACTCTCCATCCTTGTAGAACTTGCGCAGCTTCTTAAAATCAAGAATGTAGATCCTCCTGTCTTCACGTGAAACTATCACATAAATATCATACTGCGAATGCATGCAGCCTTTCTCCCAGTAATCATTGTCTTTAAAGTAAATCTCTTCTTCACATAGAATGTTTTTAGTAATATGGATGCGACTGTCATCTTTCACTTCTATGAAAATCTCCCTGCCGCTCTCTTTATGGATCGCTTTAATATCTCCTTTATAGAAATACTCCCGCTGATCCCCTACATTTTCAAAATTATATTCGTCAGACATCTGACTGAAAAGCTCATAAATAAATTTTTCTGCTTCTCTTGCTTTTTCTAAGTCACTTAAAAATCTTGCAACATACATAATACTCACCTCTCATGAGTACATGAAAAAACCTCCTGGATGATCAATTAAAATCACCCAAGAGGCTAAAGAAAAAATCAATATTAAATTGCGGCCTGGCGCTCATCCGATCACTCGCACGAAACGCGCAGCCATTATGCGACATCGTAAGATGCTCGCAGCATAAACAGCACTTTAATAAAAACAGCACTTTTTTGTCTGTTATATTATTTATTATTATATATAACAGACAATTTTGTACTCTTTTTGCTATTTTGTCTTACAAGTTGCCTATAGGTAAACCATTATGCACATGCGTGCAAATGGTTTACTTAGAACCAGCAGAGAAATCAAGTCCTACATCAATTCTCTGCCCCTTAACTTTATACTCATCCTTCTGATTCTTAAACCAGGCTAACTTTCTTGTGATAGTAACATCACCAAAGTCAATACCATCCAGAGCCTTAACCGCGCGCTCTACTGTCTTCTCATCAATTCCAAGCTCTGCCGCAATCTCTTTATAGGTTTTAACTTCTTTCTTATCTGCAATTAAATAAACTAAAACCTTGAGAATGTTTTCCCAAGAGACAGAAGATTCTTTAGGAGCCTGGTATTGTTGGATCAAATGCACCCATGCATTTCTAATGCGAATAACTTTTTGTTTGCGCTCAGCCTTTACTGAGAGCGTGAGAGTCCATGTCTGTCCTTCCTGCAGGACTCGGATGTCTCCCTTTTCCTCTAGCTTCTGGATCGCGTCCTTAATCTTATTTCTATTTGTAGTGACTGCCTGGACGCCTAAGAACTCGCACATGTCCTTCAACTTGCCGCGATAGGCCAGATGATTCTCAGCGAGGACCGCAATCATTACTAGAATTTTAAATTGATAGTTTTGCACTGTGAGCCAGTCTTTATCAATTAAAGCATCCTTGCTCTCGTTCATGTCTTACCTCCTGGTTAATTAATCTTTCGCAAGCTAAACGAATAAACTCACTTGCGCCCATGCCTCTTCTAGCCGCTTCCTCCTGGATCTTTCGTTTCTCCTCGGCTGAGAGACGTAAATCTATTTTTTTATCTCTGATCTCTTTCATATTATCCTCCATTGTCATGACATTATTGAGTAAAAAAAACAGAGAGCTGGCTGAGAAAGGAGTAAATATGGCCAGCCCCCTGCCTTAAGGAAATAAGGAAAAAAGGAATTTTACACTATGTTCGCATTCGTAAGAAATGCTTAGAGAATTGTTAAAACTTATAATATATAAAGGAGGTTATAAGCCTCAACAATCTTCCTCTCACTATATCTTAAAAATAACAATGAAAGGTTTTATAATTTTTGTCCAAACTTTTTCAGAAAAAATATTGGGAAAACTCCTGTCATTCTTCAACCCAACTCGACAGGGAAAGGGCTGACTGATAGGTATGCGCCCCTATCAACCGATATTTCACTCGAGAATTTATTCCGCCTGAGGGCAGAATAGGTATGTAATAAAATAAGAACTAGCCCAAATTATATGTATTATATATGAACTTTTATCTTACATTATTATTTTACCATAATTTTTTTGGAAAATCAATCCAGTGCGGCCAGGAGCTCATTGACTGTATGCTCCAATAAGTCACTGTCTTCAAAACACCAGGCTGTCCTTGTCCTATACTCTAATGTGAACCCCTGCTCCAAGAGCAAGAGAGCAATCTCTTCTGTAAATATCATCATAAGTTATAGAACCTCTTTAAGTTTGCCTTAGTGGTATTGTTCTCTACATCCTGTTCATTAGGAAGATAAACGTTCTTCCAATTGTTTATGATTGCGGCCTCCACTAAAGCTTTCTGTAGCTCCAGATCCATGTGCGCTAATCGTTCACATCTCTGGATCAACATCTTCAACCCTCTAGCAGTTAAAGGAGCTTCCATTCCCTCTCTCATCTCGATATACTGGAGATAGAGATCTTGGAGGCTTTCATTACTTACCTCTTCTTTTAAAATATTTTCAAGCTCCTCTATATATATATTCTCTTTATTTACTTCTTCTTTATTTAATTCTTTAGTATTTAATTTCTCTTTACTTAATTGTCTGCGGTTTTCTGCATGCATGTTTTCGGCATCCCTTTTTGCCGCATGCTGTTTTCCTGTATGCGGTTCTGGTATCTCATATAGCGTGTATTCATAAACAAAATATCCTTTTTCGCTATTTTTTCTTTCACGAATAAGATAGTTCTGTTCTTCCAATTCCTTTAACGCTGAGCGCACGCTTGTATGAGACTCTTTACAAATACTTACTAAACCTTGCACACTATAATCCCAATCGGGAGGAAGGCTCAACATCAGTGATATCAATCCTTTCGCCTTCAAGCTCAACTCTTTATTGCGCAGGTGATGATTACTCATGACTGTGTAGTTCTCTGTCTTCTGGACTCTAATGACTGCCATAATTTTTCCTCTTTTCTTAAAAATATTTACTGGCCCATCATAACTTATCCACAGAAAAAAATCAACATAATCCGCTCGTGGTTTTTAGCTTTATGAATTAAGTTCTAAAGAATTGCAGCGAGCAAATTTTTAATCATTCTTAATCTTCCTCATAAACAGAAAAAAGGAGAGGCAATAAATGCCCCTCCAAGTGATTCACTTTGTTTCAATTGTTCCGTTATCGCGTCTTTCAACCTGCGTGCCAAAATAAAAGGAGATTACGACAGTAAAGATAGTCATAAATTGATCTGGTAGAATTACACCTACAATACTAAGGTAGGCAAATACTAAACAAAGAACAAGTGTTACGATGCTTTTGACTCCCAAGAGTCGGATAATCTTTTCTTTCATAGTAATTACTCCCCAAAAATATGTTTAACTCCCTGTTCAACCAGGAAGTCTTTCTCTGCGACTTGCAGCTTAGTAGCTTCCTCCAATGCGGCTGTCATATCTCCATTGCATTGTGCGTCTGGAATTCTCTGGACAGCGCGCGCAGTGGCCATTGCTAAAACATTGTTTGCTCTACTGGTTTGCATAATCATAAGCATGAGCTTTTCGAGATTGCGCTCTCGCTCGTCAATGCGTGCGTCACGATCATCAATCTTCTTCTTAAACCACCAAACCAAGAGACCACAGATTGCAGAGGGAATGCCCATTGCCGCAATAAATGCACTAATATCCATTGGACTCTCCCTCCTTATGGTTCTTGTGTTTCAGCTAAAAACACTTGGTAATAGCGCCCTAATTTAAGAATTTGGATAACTTTAAAATATCCATCCTTCCCATTTAGAAGAGGAGAAGGGCCTTTAAAAATTGCGCCTGGTGCTAGATCATAATAAGATTGCACTCCATCCCACCAAATAGGACCGTATGTAATCTTTTTAGTTAAACCTACAAAATTAGCAAGATTCCATCCATAGTTACTTTGTGTTTCATAGTCTGTAGGATAAACAGCCATCATAACTGTACCAGCTGGATTGTCCCAATCAATTTTAGTAATGGTTTGTCCATAATCGTCTCTATAGGTAGATGAAACTGGGATGTGGTATTCTCTCATATCTGTATTAATCATGATTACACCACCTGTAATGTGCCGCGCTTACGCTTAGCATTAAGAACTAACAAAATCTCATTAGGATACCCATTTAAAAAAGATTCAGATACACCAGTGTAACTATGAGAAGCAATACCTTCAGTACCAAGTCGATTTAGCTTAATGATTGCAATCTTTACTGCGATTACTTCTAACTCGTAATCAATATCTCTATTGCAGAAAGCTTCAATTTCTGCGAGAGCCTGTTTCAAAGCTAGGCCAATTTGCTCGTCAGTAAAATGGTTCGCGGTTGCGCCCAACAAAACTTTAATTTCTTCAAGCATATATTGTCCTCCTTACTTAAAATAAAAAAATGCGAGAGGAGGATCTTCCTCCTCCCGCTTGGTTAAAAACTTTTAGTAAGTCAGATTAAGCAGCGATCTTGCAAATCTTAGTTGCGTCAACGAGTGCGCAAATGTAAGCAGTTCTCAAGTAAACACTGTTAGTACGAGTGTCAGCATCGCGATCCTGCTCAACCTCAACATCCTTCTTCATGAAGAGCTTAACAGCTTCAGCGCTCATGATGTAAGCCTCGTCATCACCAAGAGCCTTAGAAACGATTACAGGGATGCCG